GGTTAATCCTGTTACAAATCCTATTCCAGCATCGACTCGCCCTCTGGTGAGTATGCCAAATGTTGAAAAGCTACTTATTAATGGTCAATCAATTCAGGGTAAAGCTTGTCTGCAGACACTTACCATCAACTTTAGTAATAATCTGGAAGCGATCCGTTGTATCGGTTCTGGTAAGTACACGCCTGAGTTTTACTTAGAGAAAATGATGGATATTGGCGTAAATGCTAATTTCATGTTTTCAGCAACATCTGCTTCTTGGATAGATGCTATTAAAACCCGTGATGTATTTACATTGACCTTCGATATTACAGACACCAAAGGAAGTAAGTACTCGTTTAACTTCCCACAACTTGAAGTTAAGGAAGCAAATCACCCGGATGGTGGTGGTGATGACATCATTACAATAGATATCAATTTTGCCCAAGTGCGTACTAGTCCAACGATTGTACGTGCTCTTGTGTAATCAACTTATTCAGTAACAAAGCCTATGGAATTTCATGGGCTTTTTTATTTCTAAAAATTAGAGGTTGCTATGGCTTTAAAAGTCGGAATTATTAAAAGCTCGGATGTATCAAAATGGTGTGAATACAAAGGTGCTGATGGAGAGGTACAGGCTGAGTTCAAAGTCCGTGGTATTGCCTATAAACCCTTTCAGGTAGCTATTGAACGAGCAGGAAACCAGATCTCGTCTAAAGGCTATGATGTGATGGTAAAAGATGAAGATGCTAAGCTATACCACGAATTATTAATGGATGCATGTGCTGCCCATTTAATTGAAGACTGGAAGGGCGTAGTATTTGCCGAAATCGTAGATGGTAAAACTGTTGAGACCGAAAAGCCATATACACCTCAGAATGCCTCAAAGCTTCTTAATCTTGGTGATATTGGTATTTCAATCTGGCTATTCATTAAAGAACAGGCCCAGAAGATTCAGGAAGACGCAGACAAGGACAAGGCTTTAATTCTGGGAAAGTCATGGAGCTCTACAAATACCAAAAAACGTATGCATCGAAAACGCCGCACGAAATCGAGCAAATCAAGTTCTTAGGCGGCCGTATTCCGGATCCGCCAGAATATTCGTATGCGGCTGATTCAATTCTTTCGGCATTTAGCACTATTTGCAGATCTAGGCGTTATGAGCAGGGCATTCCCTTATCATTAGACCAGCAGGCAATCAATGTATATGCTGAGCATAATGATTTGCCTGTGGCTGCTCATATTTTTAATGACTGTATTTTTGCTTTGGATAACTTGTTTTTGGACGAGGCACACAGGAAGCATTCTGCTAAAAACAAAGGTAAATGACCTATTTGGGCTATTGCCAAGAATAGCAAAGCCCAAATAGGTCAAAACCTCAAACAATTAAGTAGTTGTTCGTAAACGCGACTCAAAATAACGTAGTTGATGTTACAAAATACTTAATCTGGATTGACAGAAATTTACCTTTAAGGTATTGCACGTAAATATCAAATGATGAATAATCACCTTACCGTCAATATTTGACGGTTCAGCATTCTTTTACTCTTTTCGAGAACTTGGTGTTTGCTTGTATGTGTTTAACATTAACTGAAGCTAAACAAAAACTTAGAGCATTTGCTAGAGATACTAGCAAAATCAGGTTAACTGCACATGCAAAAGAGAGAATGAAAGAACGCTGTATCTCTATGAAGCAAATTATTTGCTGTTTTGAACATGGAGAAATTACTGAGGGGCCGTACCCAAATACTCGTGGTGATTGTCAGTTAAATGTTTCTGTTCGTACTGCAGGCGAATACATAACAACTGCTGTGGCAATCAAACAGAGCGAGAACGGTGAATTCTCAGTAGTAGTCACTACATTTAGAGAGTAGGCTAAATTATGTATCACTATGAAGAATGCGGTTTGAGCAATATTTGGCTGCGCAATGGATTTACTATTGAAAATGATGAAGACTATGGCGAACTCGTATCAATTGAGTCTGTCCATGAACTTCATAATGCCATTGGGTTGTACTTAATTACTCAAAAGCCTGACCTGAATGGTGAGGAAATTCGTTTTTTACGAAAAGAATTGAACTTATCACAGAAAAATCTTGCTGGGCTTTTAGGTGTCGGTGAAACTAGTATTAGACATTGGGAAGCTGATCGCGGTTTAATTGGCAAACCTACAGAGCTTTTACTTCGTGCTTTATATAAAGAGCATGTGCAGGGTGATGGTGAATTACGAAATATGATCGAATCATTAAATCACCAAGAAAGAACATTAGTCCCAAGTGAAATTAGCTTCTCATATGGAACTAATCATTCTTGGCATCAAAGTAATTGTGAAATAGCTTAGTTAGTCTTGTTTGATAAAAACCACCTTCGGGTGGTTTTTTAATGTAGCTTTATGTCGAATGTGTGATTGATAACTTTCTGGTATTCTTTCTTCATTCATGAGGAGAGAATAATGAATAAATTAGTATTTTTAGCACTTTTATCGTTGGGTACAAATTCTCTTGCTGCAACATGGGAAAAGGTTGGGGATAATGATGCATCTGTATTTTATTTTGATTCAGATAGTATTACACCTATAAATTATAATGGTAAAAGTATTATTAAGGCTTGGGAAAAAGTTATAGTTAAGAAACCAATTGCCAAAACCAAAGTTAATGATGAAATACTATCGCTAACTTATTTTGATTGCGAAAACAGACTTTCTGGTGCTAAACAGATAGTCACTAGACGAAATGGTAAAGTATTCGATGAGTTAACAACTTCAATAAATTATCCAAAACTAGAAGATCTTGTACCTGAAAGTGCCTCAGAAGTAATGTTAAATTCTATATGCGCAACTTATCAAATCAATACAGGCACACGTAGCTATATGAAGATGAATGGAGAATAAATCCAACAAGAACCCGCCAAGTGCGGGTTTTTCTTTATGTGACATTTAGTAACCAGTTTGTTAAAGTTAGTACACTTTATAACAAACGGTGAAATTCATGAAAAAAATATTGGCTGCGGGTTTAATTGGTCTTGGGTTGGTGGGGTGTGGTAAGAAAGAACCAACCGCACAAGAACTTAATGCATTCAAAGAAATGAAGGCTCAAGAGTCAGTGAAGGCCTTATTAAAGGACCCTGGTTCTGCTGAATTTAGAAATATGAATGGTATGTGTGGCGAAGTAAATTCAAAAAATAGCTTTGGAGCATATACAGGTTTTGTTCGTTTTATTGGAACACCTGATCTTACAATAATTGAAAATGAAACTTCTCAAGTAGATCAAACGACCTTTAACGAAGTCTGGTCAAAAGTCTGCAAGTAAACAAATCACATGGCGCCCTAGGCTGCCTTTTTAAATAGTAGTAGTTATTTGATAAAACTAACTTATTTAAATCACATAGTATATTTAATTGGCTGAATAGATATGATATTGGATGACTATCTGGGGCAAGCCGCTAATAGCAAGAAACTCGCACAGATTGCTATTAAAGAAAGGCGTTTTGACGATGCGTGGAAACATTTAAACGATCAAAAAAATTCCTATTTAAAGCATGCTAGTAAGATGGGTTTTTCTAAAACAGAAACACTGGTTCTAGACTCCTCACCACATGAAGATATGGCAAATGTCTTAAGACTAGAGGGCAAGCATAAGAATGCTTTAAGCAATATATCTTACACTTATAAGGTGGCTTATACAGCAAATCGACCAATTATTACATTAGAGAAAAAATTAGAGGCTTATTACAATAGGGCCTATAAAAAACAGCCGTTTAAAAGATTTTTATCATTACTTAAGGCTCTACCTAATAGTGACTATATTTCTGTTCGAGATTTAGTTGAAATCTACTTCCCTCTGTCTCCCGATGATGATGAAGTAGCTTCAAAAGAGGGGAATTTAAGCGAACAGGAAATTAAAAAGGTAAATGATAACTTTTTGAAGCAAAGATCTATTGCTCGCAGTAAAGAGCATATAGGTATTCCACCACCACTGAGCAATAAGCCGGTTAAGGCAGTCAAACCAAGCTACCCTGAACCCAAATACCCAACGAAAGTTATTGAACCGCAAAATGATAATAATTTGATTCTTGGCTATCCAGCATCTGAATGGATAATAGGATTAATGGTGGGTGTAGCATTGTTGATCGGGTTGATTTGGTTGCTATCGTAATTAAAAAAGCACCCTAGGGTGCTTTTTTTTCATCATCATCTTGATCTAGGCTTTGTCCTAAAGCATCAAAAACAGCTTTAGCAGCTATTTGGGCTAGGCGTTTACGCTCCTCAGCATCTCCAATAACCAGATGTGAGGTATCTTTATCAAAAGAAAGGAATGGTTTTGATGCTGACTCAGACCGAAAACTGTGTTCTAAACGAGCAATAATCTCTTGATTCATCGAACGAGTATTTTTCTTAGCTTCGTCAGCGATTTTGTCTCTCAGTTCTTCTGACCAGCGTAGATTGTACTGGACTGTGAGATGACCACCATTTTTACTCATGGAAATAAACCATATACCGCAAATTTAACATAGATATTAATTCTATTATTCGGGTATTGACAATACTACCCGATTAATTCTATATTTAATCATACCCGATTGATAGGAGTATAAAATGGGAGTGTTATCGAAACCACAACGCAAGATGCAGTTTAACTTGCGAATTGAACACGAGCTTCATGAATGGTTAAAGAAAGTAGCAGAGGAAAATGAAAGACCGGTTAATTATGTAATTAATCAAGCGATTAAGAATATGCGTAAAGAAATTGAAGGTGCGAAAGCATGAAATCAATAGACAACAAAAAAGCCCGTGATCTTGGCGGACAGGGCTTGATTGAAGTCGCAATCTACAGGAAAGACAACATGTCTAATTTAACACAAAACTTTTTAAATCCAAATAATAAGCCATTAGTTATTGGTGATTTTACCATTCGCCAAGATGAAGAAGGCCGTTTTATGTTGGGTGACCTTCATAAAGCAAGTGGTGGTGAAAAGAAACACCAGCCATCTAACTTTTTAAGAACTGAGCAAATTAAAGAGTTAATAAATGAAATTGACCACTCTGCAAATTTGCAGAGTTCAGATAATGACCACTCCTCAAATATGAGGAGTGCTGTAAAAGTAGTCAATGGTGGTGACAACAGAGGAACATATGTAGTTAAGGAAATTGTTTACGCATATGCAATGTGGATTAGTCCCAAATTCCACTTGATGGTTATCCGAGCTTACGATTCACTTGTGATGGAGTGGTTGCTTAATGGAAAACAAACTATCTCACCAGAACAAGCTGGCATTCTTTATAACATTGTTCATACAAGAGCAAAAGGTAATAAAAATTTGATTGTGCAAATGTGGAGTCGTTTAAAAAACCACTTTAAATACTCAGCAAGTTACCGAGAATTACGAGCTATTCACTTTGAGGATGCTAAGCATTATTTAGAAGTTATGGATTTAAGGGCAAAGCCAGAGGAAAAGAAACCTCAAGATCCTTTATTTGATAAAGACGCCTATGAGCTGGTTCGCAAACTTACTGAAGCAGTCATCATAGAAAATGATGAAATCGTTCCAGTTCTGCTGGCTGTAAAAATGCTTGATGTGAAGAAGTTCGCGTATTACTCACACTTAGTAGTGAAAGCGAATGAAGCAGCACGAGATATTGCTAGATTGTTGGATTTCAGGAACCTACAAAATGAGCCGTTGATCGATGCAGACTGTTCGGTGATAGCCATGTCTAATGGACAAAGATTTCTAGCACGACCGAACTGGTTTAACTGCCCAGCTTAGTAATTATTTTTAAACAGAACCCACTCATTTGAGTGGGTTTTTTAATACCCAAAACAAAACCCCAGTAGCGCTAACTACTGGGGTTTTTCATTCCACCCACCGACGAAAGTAAGAGGAAAGTAAATCTATATGGAGCATTTTAAACCAATAGTGGAGCTTATGAAAGTGTCTATTGAAAAGTATGGCTTATGGCAGACAATTATTGCCTTTTTAATTTTGTTTTCCATACCAATTCTAATCTGGAAATTACCTGAAATCATTGCAGCGATTAAAGCCTAAAACCGACCTATCAATGGTCGGTTTTTTATTACCGAAATTTTGGAAGCAAATATGACAGATAAATCCAAATGGTTTGTTTTTAAGAAAAATGATCAAGTTTTTGGATGTTTCAGGATTAAGCCTTTTTCTGATCCTGAATTTGGTGAGGCCTATAAAATGCTTTGTACCAAAAAAAGTATTTTTAGAATGAGTGCCATGCTATCAGCCCAAGAGTTTGCCAAAATTATCGCAACTCATCTTATACAGGATTGGGAAAATATTGAACTTTCAAAAACAGGAATAGCTGGTGAAAAAGAAACGCGTTATTCGCCAAAATCAGCTTATCAATTATTAATGTATGGAGATCTAGGGGCTGAGATAACTTCATGGATCTTGGAAAAGTCAAAAAGTATTGCCTAGTTAAGTCTCGATTTATTGCCGCCGTTTATGGCGGTTTTTTATTGCCTAGAGGAAAGTCAAATGGCTCAAGAAGCTCGCTTAGTAATTGTTATTGATTCGGAACGTGCGAAACGCACTGCACAAGACTTATCAGTTGAATTGGATAGCATCACCAAAAAAGGGGATTTCGCCTCGAAATCTATGGACCGGATGTCTGTAGCAACTCGTGCACTAGCAGGGTATATGGCTGGTTTATTAACAGTAGGTTCAGCCATTTCAAAGATGGATACATATACTGGACTACAAAACCGCCTTAAGTTGGTCACTAATAATCAAGTTGAACTAAATAAAGCTACGGAAGACACTTTCCGAATTGCTCAAAAAACCTATTCAGCATGGGATTCTGTTCTACAGGTCTACCAGCGTTTTAGTGATAATGCCAAAACTTTAAACCTCACAATGGATGACACAGCACGTTTAACTGAAACAGTTTCTAAAGCTGTAGCAATTAGTGGTGCAAGTGCAGAAGCTGCTGATGCAGCTTTAGTTCAATTCGGACAAGCGTTAGCAAGCGGCACATTACGTGGTGAAGAGCTTAACTCTGTAATGGAGCAAACACCAGCTTTAGCAAAAGCTATTGCACAAGGTATGGGCATCACCGTTGGTCAGCTACGGTCAGTAGCTGCAGAAGGCAAAATTACTTCAAAAGAAATCGTTAAAGCACTTAAAAACGCCCAAGACGATGTGGATGCACTTTTCGCTAAAACTGATATCACAATTGGTCAATCACTCACTCTTTTAAATAACGAAATCATTAAATTTGTTGGAGAGGCTGGTAAAGGTAGTGGTGCAGCACAGGTATTAGCTGGATCCATTCAAACTCTTGCAAGTAATTTAGATTTAATTGCTGATGGGGCTTTGGTCGTTGGTATTGGTTATATAACTCGTGCAATTTTAATTAAGAGTACAGCGGTTAAAGAGGGGATGGCATCAACATTAGCGAGCCGGCAAGCCTCTGTATTAAATGCTCAAGCAGAATATGCAGAAGCTACCGCTGCTTTGAATGCAGCAAAAGCTCATCTCGCGAATGTGCGAGCAACAAATGCCGAAACCCAAGCTAAATTTGGAGCAACTGCGGCAGCAACTCGATACGCACAAGCACAGGCAGCAGTAACTGCTGCTACAAATGCACAAACTGCTGCGCAAACTAGGCTCTCAGCAGCTTCTTCTTTAGTTGGTAGTATTGGTAGTCGAGCATTAGGACTTATCGGCGGACCAATTGGAGCAATTACCCTAGGAGTATCCGCTCTAGCAGCAACATATACTTATTTTAAAGGTAAGGCAGAAGAAGCGAATAGAACACTTGCTGAACAAGCCGAAGTGGCTAACCGTACAGCTGAAGAATTAAAAGGCTTAAAAGGTGAGGCAAAAACTAAAGCTATTAATGACTTAACAACGGCCTTTAAAGCTCAAAATGAGGAGTTGAAAAAAACAGAAATGGCTGTTGGTTCAGCTTTAATTGATATTCAAAACTTCGGTAAAGGTAATGTTGAACTTACAAGGATTTCTAATGAAGCTCGATTGGGCACAATTAGCTACAAGGAGGCTATGGAGCAACTTGCTAAACAGAAGTTACCTCCAAGCTTAAGAGATGCATTAAAGGAGCAAATCGACAAATACAATGAGGCTTATGAAAAAGCTGATAAGACCAAAACAGCCATTAAATTGTTTGGTATTGAAGTTATCTTAACAGGTAACAAAGCACAAAATGCAGCAATTGAGCAGCAGAAACATGCTGATGCTATCAAGAATACAAAACAGGCTGCAGATGAGGCTCAAAAGTCCTTACAGAAATTGTATGCAGATAAATT